AACTTTCCACCGTTCTTAGCGGTGTCATAAATCTTTTGAGCAGCGAACTTGTCACGATGAGGAACAGTAATTAACCGTTGATGTTCACGAACAACGTTAGCCACTTGGTAGGCACCATTTTCGCTCATATCAAGTTGATCAAGGTCATAACCAATCCAATCTTCTTGGGTGAGGTCAAACGTTTCCTTTTCAACGTTTACATTATGACGAACATTATCACCATTCCGGTTATACTTTTCAGCTTCAACAAATCCTGAAAGCTTGTTTACTCGTACGGTGTGAACTCCGGTAAAATCAGCAGCGGTGATTGACTTGGCGCCACCAGTTAATGGTTGCCAAATTTGGGAATCAGCAGCATATTCTTCATCAATTGTATTTAAGTCTTTTTGATCTAGTGCAATCATTTATTTTTCCTTCTTTCTTTAATCCTTAGCTTCTTGCATTCGTTGAGCGATATTATTCACGATGTCATCACTGCCAGAATTGTCATCGTTACCGTTATTAAACTTACCGCCTAATGAAATATTCGGCTTAGGCTGTTCAGCGTCAAAAAGATAACTATTATCTTTCTTAACGGCATCAATTTGTTCTGATAAGCCGGTCAATGAGCCATCTTTATTCACGCTCACTTTGTCAGTGTCGATTAATGGAAGCACGGTCTTAATGTTCTTCGCTTTGGCATCACGCAACGCACCTTCAATTTTGAAGCTCTTAATTTGGCTTGCTAGTTGGTCTTGGTACTTTTGCGTTGCCGTTTTGTTGTCCTCTTGTAACTGCTTAATCTGGTCCTTTAATGCATCGTTATCCTTAACGGACTTCTTCAAGTCGTTTAACTGATTGTCACGGTCGGTAATTTGCGATTGCAGGCCATCACGCTCATTAGTTAAACTTGTAATCTTTTCATTCAATGCATTAATATCTTTCCCATTTTGGCTCATTACAAAATCAATCTGAGTATCATTAAGTCCTTGTTCCTTTAAATCGTCACGCTTCATTGCGATCTCTCCTTTACGTTAGTTGTTTACGGAGTTACGAACTCCGAGAATTGATTGCATAACAAAAGAGCAGTTTTACGACTTACTCGGGTCGAATATTAATTAACAATTTTTTCTCTATCGTAATCACGGGTAAGAATTGGCGTTTTATGATCTTCGTTTGTCTGCTTAATAAACTCTCGCATATTCGCCTGTCGTGCCCGTATCAGCGTTTTACACTTGGTTACTTGTTCTTCATCGCCTAGTTCTTTAGCAGCTACTAGACGGTGCTTGGCGTCCCTGATAGCCCGTTCACGTGCTCGTTGTTTCTGAACTATCTTCCCATTCTTAACCGCCTGTTTAGGGTCATATTGAGGTTGATGGTTTACGTTAACACCCGGAACAAATGGAAAAAGTCGATGATGGCAATTAATGCCCATCGTTCCTGCTGGTGTTCCATAGCCGTGATTATAGATACTATCGTACTTATCGTTATAATCAGGGCTTTCAGGTGGAACGATATTAACAACGTGACCTTGAATCCAAGCACAAGCCGATCGACTGTTAGGGTGGCTACTCATCAACGCTAAGTGCATATCAAAGTCCTTCATTCTGCTAAGTCGCAAGTCGTTGTAAGTCCGATTAACTGTCGTATTGATTACCATTCGAGAATAACCCTCAATGCTCCAGTTATGACCAGCTTTATCAACAAGTCTAGTAGGCAAGCCACGATCAACTGCACGATAGACCGCACTTTCGACAGCTTTTTGGTGAGTCATTAGACCAGATACTGTTGCCAATGTTGATTCAGTAAGTATCTGCCGATATACCCTTGTTGTTGCCGTAGCTCCATAATTACGGCTGATTAATGATTCATTAATGTTATTGTTCAAATCAGACCAAGTTTGGCTCACAACAGCTGTGAGAGCGTTCTGGGTGTCACTAGATACCGGCTCTTTTCGCCCTGTTACCTCTTGCAGCTCGCCATCAACTTCATTGATTACTTGAATACCATGAAACTTAATCAAGTCCTTAATCGCATCTTCACTCAAGTCGTCAGCGTGTGCCATTAGCTTCATAGTCTGTTGATTGAGTTTCCCCATTTGTGCTAATTGCTTAGCTTGCCAAGTAACGACATCATCTTTACTAACGTGTTTGTAATCTCCAGCCTTTAACGTGTCAATAATCGTGTTAAATATCTGTGATTGCAATTGTTCATAGAGGTCAATAATTCTATTACCGGCTTTTTGGAAATCATCACGTGCTGTCACGATTAATCAGCTCCTACATCATTGTCACCATCAGGACTCTCGCTTTCCTCAAAGCTGTTAGACGTGTACTCCGGTTGCTCCTTTTGAACTTGTTGAAGCCATTGTTGAGCATCCTCTTCGCTTAGTCCCTCGTTACGAATCAAGAACTGCAATTTAGGCATAACACCAGCAGCAACAAGCGCTAAGTCGTTAGTTTGTTGCTTATCCTTATCAACAAAAACGCCATCGTTAAAGTGAACACTTAATCCTAATTCATCGTCAGCATTAAAATTGCATCTTGCTTGACCATCGCTGAAGAACTCTGGTGTACTAGCAACTTCTAAAATAGCTGTAACTAATTGATTAAGAAACAGTTCAACTTGTGTCAGATAGCTTGAACGGGTTTGATAAGTGGTTGAGTTCTCGCTAACGATTTCAGTAGCAGTTTTGACTGACTGACCATCAAACGAGAATGTACCGGCACTAAGTCCGGTCTGTTCTTCAAACTCACGTAAAAAGTAATCGATAGCGTCCTTATATTGCTGAGTTCGAATATCACTAGTTAAGTCGGTAATATTCATATTGTCAGCATCCCCATAGAACTGTTCGTACACATCCATGTCAGGGTCAAACATGAGTGGATGTGTTTCATCATCATTAGTAGTATTGCCGAAATTATTACCCGGTCTTAGCATTTCAGCAGGAACCGCAATGCGGCGTTTCCCCATTTTGATTTCATGTACAAACTCATCGTGGGTAGTGTTAATCGCATTAATAATATTCTTTGAATTATCAACAATTCCCATACCAAGCGGACTATCTAGGTCTTTGTTATTTGCTCCCGGTGTACGGAAGTAAGCAAACAAGGGCTTTTTAATAATCCCGTTATTAAAGGTGATAGTTGGCTGCATCTTTGGATAGAGAGTGCTAAGCGGTACAGATTGACCGACAACATCTCGTTCAGTTGAGCGATATAATTCGTTAGTAATTTGATAGGTATTAGTGTCTAGCCACTGATGAAACTCTAATAAGGTGTAATAAACTAATTGCTTGTTTTCGGTTCGAGCTGAACGACTAGCAAAAACACATTCACTGATATTATCAGTGTTGCTATGTAGCGGGTAAAACTGATCAGCATTAGCCCAGGCAATACGAATATTATCTTGGTCATCAACATAAGGACGTGCGGCTAATCCACCTAGCGCAACACCCGTTTCCAAATGTTGCTCAAATTGCAAATTGAAATGGTTATCATCAATAATCTGACTAAGCAGTTCATCGTTATCATGATCCTTTAACGATATTTCGCATTGTTCATTAAAGATGATTGAAGCCAGTCGTTTAGCTGATAACTTAGTAATGTTTAGCGTATTCATTTTGCGGTGTCGCTTATGCCCGTAGCTGTTTCGATACCAGACAACAGGTAAATCGTCACGATAATACTTTTTGGCTTCTTGAATACGAATGTACTCTGATTCAGCAATTGCTACCCGTTCATCATCAGTGATTTTAGTTAAACTTTTTGTCATACCTAACTTAGCGCCTCCCTTCCATATAAGATTCTTCAGTGTTGTTAGAAAGCTCATCGTGTCACCTCCTAAAACTAAGGCATAAAAAAAGACCATAAAATATATGGTCTAATTTTCTTTAATTATTTTTTCAATTAGTAGATTGCGGGCTTGGTGTGCTTCATGCTCTGTATCATAAACACTAGTATGATACTTCTTACCCATAAAGCTGGCTTGCCACAAATAATACATTTTCTTGTTTCATTATCTTTTTTCGTTTTTCTTCGATATGTGGACTGGCAATTAGGAGAACAAAACTTTGTCCTATTAAACGCTGAGCGAAACACTTTGCCACACACCACGCAACGCTTTATATACTTTTTCTTAAAATGTAATCCTTTATGGATTTTCGAGCTAGCAATTCTTCCTTGCTTTGATTTATGCCATTCTGCTGCCGCAGCTCTTGCTTTATCATTCAAATTCCTATTCCAAATCGGCAACATTCTTTCATAATCATGTTCTTTATGATATGCCAGATGTTCTTTTCTGGTTAAGCATTCTAAGTTTTCAATTTCATTGTTATCTTTATTTTCATCTATATGATTGATTTCCATTCCAGACGGAATAGGCCCATTATGCTTTTGCCAAACATAAACATGCAATCGAATGCGAGTAGTGCCTATCTTCTTTGTTGAAAGATAATAACCCGTTTTAGGATCTTTTCTGAATTTGTAGCCATCGATAAATCCGTATCCATCTTTATAATGAACTTCGCCCATCATTATTCACCTCACATATATTGTAACATAAATAATAGGTGTGTTCCTTGATATTACCACTTCAATCCAAAATCTCTTTCATTATCGACACATAGGTACATAAACCCATCACAAGTATGGTCATCTTCCTTGATAACTTTAGGATCATCGCTCTGCAATGTTTTCTCATCCCACTGGTATTTCTCATGTTCCTTGATAAAGATCTCGTTCTCAGGGCGTTTCAGGTAGAAAAAGCGACCTTGTGCAAGTAAGTCCTGCACCCGGTCGATCATATCTACTTTCTTTAATTTCCTAACCTTATGCCAACGAATACCAAAGTCATTGTAAAACTGGTTATCCAATGCCCCTTCAGCAGAGTCCATAGTTAGCCGTGTGGGCTGTTTTCCGATCCAGTTAGTGACTTTATCGATAAACTCTTTTAGATCCCTGGAAAGCTCACTCGGTGGCTTCTTGTGGGTCTTACCTTGTGGACTGTAGTAATAAGTATCTAGCAAGATTAAATTACCTTTCTTGGTCAATCCATAAGCACCACAAGTGGTTGCAGAAACTTCATGTCCCGTATCAACAGAATAATAAACATTAGTGATGTAATCATCTGTGGGTAATTTATCAATAGCTTGGAAGTTATCCATGTTATAGATATTAGTTCCAAGCCCGATAACTTCCCCAAGATACATCCAACGGTAATAGTCATAATTATTTTGCTTAACGGTATTGATTTCATCAATATAATCTTGTGACAAGATATTGGGAAGTGTGACGTCCTTATATGTAGAATGATCGACAAGCCAATTAGGCATCCCTTCTCGTTGTGTAGCCCATTCGTTAATCCATTCATAAGGATTTTTAGGCGGGTTGTAGCTATAATATGTAACAACGTGAGCGCCAGGTGGTAGCTGTTTACGAGTAAACGAGGCTCGTACCATATCAACCTCTTGCCAAGAATCAAACTCAGCTAATTCTTCAAACCAAAGATAACGTACATATCCATGCGCTATAATCATTGATTTTAACTTTTGCGGGTCATCAACTCCGCTAAAATAGAAAGCCGTTCCGTTGCGTTTATCAACAATTCGATACGGTGATTTTTTGAACTCAAAAAGGCTATCTACATGCAACATGTAAATGGCCCATTTAATCTGTTCATAAACTGACAACTCAATCGTATTGGCGACCTTACGCATAATTAAAACGTTAGCCTGTGAATCCTGTAAAAAATCCATCACTAATTGAATACTAATTACAGAAGACTTAGTAGATCCACGCCCACCTTTTAGAACCTTATTTAAGCAATGAGAAAACAGTATTCGATCAAAATGAGGGCATATCATGTTGTCAGCATTAATTGTTATTTGCTTCTTCATTTTCTATGCTCCTATCATTTCTAACTATATTGATTGTTAAGTCATCCGTTACATCATTACTCAATTGTTCAGCCTTACGTTCTGCAATATCTGCCTCAGCGTTAGCCTTGCGAATCTTGGCTTTGTCTAACTCTGGTGTGCTATTATCTGACAACATACCAGAAAGCTTCAAAATTGAGTTGGCAGCTTGAAGCTGAACCATTTCAGACTTAGCGCTTAGTAGGCTATTAAGTTTTCGGATTGCATTGCTTTCATAATCCTTTTTTATTACAACATGTTTATATGCATCCTGTCCCTTTTTAAATTTTGGGTCATTCTTCCATTTAGCAAGTGTACGTCTTGTTCGATTCACATTTTCAGCTATCTGTTCATCGTTTAACTCATCTTCAAACAGCATAACAATAGCGTCGCGACGTGGCTTATCCAATGAATAAAAATCGTCATATTGTGAATTTTTGTGAACTTCTGTCATGGCATATCACCACACCACCTTTCTAAATTTCCAAATGGTTTGAATGCAGTACTGAATAGAGCATATTGCCAAGTGGGTTTACAAGTTTCTCATCATTGTAGCCGTCAACTGCTCCGGTTTCCCAAAGCATGGCATGAACAAGCTCATGAATAAGTGTCTGCTTAATATGTTGCTCGCTCAGCTTATCGTCAATGTAGATAGCTGATTTTGCATAGTCCGTATATCCCCATACATGCTGGTGACTATCTGGTTCAATTAGATTTTTCTTTAGATAAACAGAATACTTTACTCCACCGATGTTGATTTTATTAATAGTCATTATGAAAAGCCTCACTTATAATTTAATTAGGAGGTGATATTATGGGTGAAAATCGACATTTTCCAGCTAATCCACACAAAAGTGGCCCTAAGACTGTAACTGTTCGTCCATCTAAGAAACAGCCAGGCTACAAGCGGACTCAGCCTCGCCATTTTGGAAAGTAAATCACTAGCGCCAGAGCAATTAGCTCTGACGCTTTTTGTAAAATAAAAGACGGTATCGCTACCGCCTTAATCATTATTCAGCTTCTCATCAATCATCTTGCGTAGCTCTTTGAGATCATCTTCCGTTGCAATATCTCGAATGAACTTGCGAGCATAGGAGCGATAACGGTAAACCCGTTGCTTGTCCTTGTTCTTGTCGTTCCATTTCTTGTTGGCCCGCTGCCTTGCATCGCTAACCATTGTATTCGACCTTTCCACATTAGTATGGTATACTGAATATGCAAAAGGACAAGAGCTCCTAACCTCTTGTCCCCTTGCGATCCGGAAAGTTTGTAATGCCAGCTAGTCGCTATTTGCGATTAGCTTTTTTTATTATCGCGTATGCAATTGCGAAGTTGACACTTGCAACTGATACGGCCACGAGAGCACTGACGATAACGGCATCCTCACGTTTCCGAATATACTCTTTCATCCATTGAACTCGCCCCCATCCGGATAGAAAGGCTTGCCGCCGGATCGCTGTAGTCTTTCAGGCGTCCCTTACTTGACTACACTTATATTGTACATTATTAATGTGTATATTGCAATAGAAAATGCTATTTATTTTTGCTTAAACTAAAGGTCGGCACGCTCTGCGAGTATGTCGGTTTTTCTTTTGTTTGCTAAGTTTTATTCTTGTGTGTTCCGCATGGTTCAGCATATATAGTTCAGCCCCGCTGTTAACGAAACCCCACTTATTGGTTGATCTCATACACGTTCCTACTCTCTACAGCTATCTAATTGCGGTCCAACTTGTCCCCTTAAAACAGTGGGCCAACTCGGCCCCTGCTCTCTCAAGCTATATTCAGCTATCTAAAAAAGGCCAGCCGAAGCTGACCAGATTGATATGAGCGATACGTTAATCTTGAACCACTCGTTGAAATGATGCGAATCGCTCGTCCAAGGCGAAGTGTTAACTAATCGAGAGTAGGCTTTCTACACCTTCCTTTCATCAACGTTTGTAAAATAGGTGACGCCTTGAAAGCTAAGAGCCAGGAGTCGAACCTGAGCTGTGCGCGGAGGCAAATAAAACCGTGCCCTACCGAGGACCATTAGCGTGCTTGCGAGGTCCGTGAAGATTTGCAAGCTAATTGCTGACGGGCGGAATCGAACCGCCTTCTCTGGGAAAATAATCTGACCTAAAAAGCCCAGCTGCCTGCCATCGGCCCACGTCAGCATATAATCAGGATCCTCGTCTCTGCTTACGGTTACCGTTTTCCGCCGGTCCCTTGGGCAGTACTGGTGTCCTGATAGTGTGATCCTCTAGCCGTTGAATGAGATCACGGATTCTTCTGCCTTAGCACGGCTGTGCCTGAGACTATCATGAGCGGCACGTTGAGGTATTGTTATGGTTGACGCTCATCATATTTACGTTGTTTGAAATCTCTTGAAAGGAGGTCGAATTCTTACATCGGATTCATCAAGAATGTCCCATCGATAGTCTCAATGCGGGGGTATGGTCATCTGCCACCACGTTCGTCGGCTTGGTTACCGGCTCCCCACCGCTTGCGCTAGACCTGAGTTGCTGTGAATATACGTCAGACGTCTAGCGCTGTTAGTTTATTTTGGGAGTAAGTAGTTTAAGGGCTTGCTCAGGTCACGTTTTCGGGTATGTCGCAATTGATAATCTTTCGACGATACCAATATAATCCCGTTTACCCTGCTTTTTCTGCAGGTTTACTGCAGAATTCCTGCAGATTTACTGCAGAAAAACTGCAGACTTCATTTACTTACTCGAACATGATCATCTGGAATGATCTTCGCTGCTTCCCAAAGCGCTTCATTCTGGTAGTCATAGAACGTCCGCTCAGACAGCCCCAGTTTCATTCTGACGGCCGTTACTGACCAGTGATGATGAACAAATCGGTCATCCAGAATCTGCTTGTAGGTCACATGCGCGTCGCCCTTGGAGGCAATGTAATCTAGGACCTCTTCTCTGACCTTCCACTCCCGTTCAGCGTTCACATAGTCGACAATCTTATAATCGGCATCGTATAGTGACCCCGTGGGCAGACCGTCCATGCTCGGTGACCCAATCGTTGGTTTTTTCAGCCTTGCTTCATCTCTCCAGTCCCAGTACTGAGACAGCCACTTTCGTGCGGCCTCAATGCTTTTTTTCTTGTCGTATTTCCCGAAAATGTCATCAATCACGACGCTACACCCCTTGTGGTATAATGAATTTGGTTTTATTTATATCGAAGGGGCGTTCCAGCGATGGAACGTCTTTTTATTACACTGTGTTTCTTCTTTGACTTCACTCAACCACTTCCATGCACAATACCGTCGTTGGATCAGCTTCAATCGGCTCACGTGGAACGCCGAGCACCTTCTTCTTGATGTAGAAGAAAACCGGGTTGTCTGCAGAACACCTTCTATGGTGCCCAACGATCCAGTACCTATCTCCTAGCTCGTCCTGGATCAGCTTGTGATCACGTTCCACTTCCGCAGCTTCTTGCCAGGTCATGATCCTTTCATCGCCTTTCACCTCGTAGATCCCGGCCACACATCGGACAGTAGCCAATTTTCTTCGTCTCGCAGGTGTCCTCTTCAACGACCAGCATGTTTCCTTCAATGTGAACAGCTTGCCCTAATTGTTCGCCTATCCCATACGGTTTGTCATAATGCACCGTATTGATCAAGTCCTTCTGGCCGTGGCAGTACGGGCAGTTCTCTTGCGATATTCTTTTTTTCATTATTCATTCTCCTATACAAATTCCTTAGGTTTTCTTTTCCACCATTGTGACCAGGCATAGCCTGCATGATCCATAAACTGTGCTCGCCGGATTTGCCGCTTACGAGTCCGTTTAATACCTGAAGGTAGTGCATAGCCAAGCAGTGTTGCCCGCACCCGCCGCCACACACTTGGAGGCATTCCTAGCTCAACTGATACACTGGTTTCGACCGGCATTGAATCCATTATTTAATTTCCTCCAATCCATCGTGCTTACGTCCACGGTTAAACCAAGGCGAAACTGTGAAGGCTAAAACATCGTTAGTCACATAAATCAGTGAATTAACCGCCATTGCGAGTGTGGCATCACCTTGTGCGAAAGTGACCGCCCATAAAATCAATTGGAAAATACCGGAAGCTAACCACCAGTAGTATTGGTTGTTGTAACGGAAGAAGCACATTACACCGGCCGTTAAACTGATAGCAAAACTAATCGCATCAATCCATGGCCGTGGGTCATTGGTAAACCGACCAATTAAGTAACCCGAAACTAAGTAAACGAGTAACGTTCCAGCAATCGCGATTAACCATTGCTTGCCACCGAATTTTCGTAAGTGGTTCTTTGTATCATTGTTCCATGAACGAATGGCAAAAATTACCGGAATATCAAGCGTGGCCACATAGGCTAACTGTTCAAAAATACTCAAATAATTCTTTGCTGACCAGCCGGCATAAATGAAGCATGCTGCACTGATTAAGCCTAGCCAACCGTTAATAGCTTTCGTAGCGTTAATTGCCAGTACACATAATGTTCCGAGCAGTGTTCCAATAAATGTAATCATTGTCACGCTGGTTACCTTAGCGCCAATTAGCAGGCACAATTGAAAACCAAACGCGAAAAACCATAGACAGTAATTCTGCACTGGCCAACCCTTTAACTGATTAACTAACCAAACGAAATAATTTTCTTTCTTAGAATCCATATCCAACCAACCCTTCATTAATAATTTTCAATGCTTCACTGCTTCGTTAATTTTAATTTCAGTTCCTCCACTTCAATCTCTACTCTCGGTTTGTCTGAGTAGTACTTCTTCGTATTCAGTTCCACGATCTGATTATCATCGCCCCACAGGACGCCGTTTAAGCCGTCTAAGGTGGATTTGATATAGTTGTCCAAGTCAGGCTTCTTCGTCGGTCTAATGGCTCCTGTGGCTTTCAGGCGGTGCCTTTTTTTCGACTCGCTCGTTTGGATTGGCCGATAGAACCTGGCCGTTACTTTCAACGGTCCTTCCAGCGGATCACCCTCGTATGCAGTACGAGCAGCAAGCCATAGTTGGTCCTTGTAGGTGCGTACTGGCTTCGGGTCATACAATCTTATACCTTTGCCGAACCGTGTCGCTCTCGGCCGTGCCTGAGCCACTGGGGCGATGTCAAACGTCAACTTAATCACGGTTGCCTCCGTAGATGAAGTCTGCTGCAATGTCGGCCACCTTGTTGATGGTTTCCTGTGGCAGACCACCGTCCAGGTTTGGGGCATACTCAGTCATCACATCGCCGATGCTAGTGTCCTTAGCACTGATCGACAGGAACCAGCGTTGTTCCACGTCTCCGCATAGGTCAGCGTTCAGATTGTCACGGTTGGCATATACGATCACACCATACATATCGCTTACTTTAGTCAGTAAGCCCGTCTCTTCATGGATCCGCTCCGCTAGCCATTGCTCACGGATATGGTCACTAATCTTTACAACTTCTGTAGTCATGTTCTTCCTCACTTTCTTACATCCTTCAGCCCGTCAAATTCCACGATTTGGCTGTGATTGTGTGGGACTAGACGACTGATTATTTTTTCGTTATAGATCCCAGCAAGTTTGTCAGTGCTGAGGTTAGTCGTACTAATTGTTGAGTGAATTGGCTCGTTGCGGTTAAGGTCTAACCGGGCATTCGCCACTCTGAACAGCAGCTCCTGCATGTCCTGGCGGACTGATTTAGGGTTCTTTTTCATACCTCCTTCTGTGCCAAGGTCATCAAGCAACAGCACATCAACTGACTTCATCATCTTTTCCAAATATTTGAGCCGATCCTTTACGTCGCTAGCTTCAAAGCGGTCATCGTGCAGATGAGATAGCTCCATCGTTGATACCACCATTACTGAGAAGCCTTCGTTAGCCAGGTAATTAAGCATCGCCATTGCTAGCGAAGTCTTTCCGACCCCTGGAGGGCCGCTTAGCAACACCTTCATTGGCTGATTAATCATCTGCTTTGCCAGCACATAGCATTGATTCCCGACACCTCTAGCCAGATTGACGTTGGCCGACTGCATAGATGGCTGCCAATCTTTAAAGGTGAAATCAATTCGTTGACCACCAGAGAACAAACTGCTACGAAAATATTCACTGTTCTGGAAGAGCTCATGCTGCTTTCCCCAACCGGCCTGAATGCGATTGTTCCTGACAATTACCCGTCGCTTAATCTCGTTGTAGTCACGAGGGTCGCGCATATCTTTGCCAGTCATCTTTAAGATCTGCCTAGCGGCTATCTCTTGGATTCGGTTTAAATTCATCGTTGGCATGATTTCACCTCCTAGAACGGCAGATCGTCTTCATTGACTCCATCTAGCGGATTGTGGCCGTCGTCCTGGATCACGAAGTTAGATGAACTGGTAGTTGAGTCGTTAGTCGTGTAGTCATCATCAAATCGCCCGTTAAACCAGGTAGACCCGTTCTGCGGGTGATACCAATCAGCATTCTCCTCACAGTATTTCTTGTAAGCAGCCAGGCGAGCTAGTATGTACTCTTTGGTATGTTTCTTAGAAGCCTTACGCCACGATTTATAGTGGTTAAAGGCTTGCTTCTTCCCCTTCTTGTTTGGATACTCTTTCCAGAGTTCTTCAAACTCGTCTTGAAGCTGGGATGCAGACAGTGCATTGCTTGGCGATGCACTATTTGTTTTCTTATTATTTGGTAATTCTTGTTGTTGATAATTCTTGTTATTGTTAATTCTTAGTGGGGGATTTACCGTCGGACGTGTTTCCCGTTGGACGGGGTTTCCCTCTAACGGTGAATCCGACAAAATCCATTCCATTCCGCTGATTTTCCCGTTAACGGTTAATCTGTTCTTGCGTTTTAAGTAGCCATACTTCTCTAACTCTTTCAGCCCTGAAGCTAAGGAATCTTTGCCGTCAGTTGCGTGTGTTGCAACTTCACTCACATAGAACTGCCAGTTATCTGCTTGGCTCCATAGGTAGACAAAGATTCCGCGTGCCTTCCAGCTAAGCCGTTTATCACGAATAAGCTGATTGCTTACATTTGTATAGTTTTTATTTGTTTGTTTAATCAGCCTAGCCATATTGTTTCCTCCTAGAACGGCAAATCGTCGTCGGTTACTTCTGCTTCTTCATTTTGCTGGGGTGCTTGACCCTGGTACTTGTCACGTGGCACAAATGAGAAGTTAGATACGGTCAGTTCAGCTGATTGCCGTTCTTGCCCTTCACGATCTGTCCACGAGCGCATATTAAACTCACCGGCAACAGTGATCGGCTGGCCCTTTTGGAAATTATTCATGATCACGTCACCCTGCCGTCCAAACGCTGTGCATCGAACGAAGGTAGTATCATACTTGCCGTCTTTGTTCTTGCGGGTACTATTAGAAGCTACTGTAAAGTTTGTAATGTTAGACTGACCCGCTTGGCGTTGTTCGGGGTCACGAGTTAGTCGCCCTATAATTGTTGCAATGATCATTGCTGCTTACCTCCTTGGTACTGTTTGAGCACCTCACGTGCTGCTGCAACTAGCTTTGATGCCTTAGCACTAGCACTGTCTTTAGAATTAACCCTGGCCATCTGTGTGAGCTGATCATTCATCTGCTTAGGGGTAAATTTATTTCCGGATGCTGCAATGATCTTGGCTCTCAGTTCGGCGTACTCTTTGCGGTCGAGCTCTAGCTGACTTGGCTTAGCTGGTGCTTTACGTTGTGACTGGCGTTGACGTGTTTGGCGCTGCTGCTGTCGGTATTCATTAGTATCAGCATCCTTGGTGTCGTCGATCAGAAACAGACCGTTGAGCGCATACTTACGAGCGTAGCTTGATGCAGTCCCGGTGATCTGACTATCGTCCATGCCCTTCTTATTAGCCGCCTCGCGTGCAAAACCGGTAACAGTGGTTACCTTTCCATCCTTAGCGGTGAATGTAGCCGTTGCCTTGATGTAGTGCCAGTCGCCGACCATAATGGGCTCGTCAGACAAGATTAAGCCATCACCATACTTGGCTAAGAGCGGTTTAGCCGCCGTTAGAATGTCCTCCGCACTTCGGTAGTCATATCCCCCAAAGTTGTTGTGCTGATTCTTGGGTGCCTTTAGCTCACCCTGTACTTGAAGTAGAGTCACTTTTTACCCCTCCTTCGTAACCCAGTTGCCCTTAGCGTTCTTATGCTTAATTTCAATCTGAGCTGGCTTCTCAACGGCTTTGACACCTTCAATGAGTTCTCCATCGCTATTGATCACATGCCCGTCAACGGCCTTGAGAGAACGTTTGAGCTTGTCCCAATCCAGGGAATACTTCTGCTTAACGTAGTCAGTGTCCTTGTACTGATCGATTAGCTTGGCCCGATCAGGCTGCATATCGACCTTTGGCTTGCTCATAACGATTCGGCCAAAAGGTGAGTCTGTGAAGTCCCAATTAGGGTCCTCGCATAGCTGCTCGTCCGCGTACTGGCGAACGATTTGTTTGAAGTTCTCAATGTCCTTGTTGCAGTCATCAATCTTGGCTTGGTAGAAGTCAAAGGCTTCTTGCATCATCTTCTTGTAGCCTTGGGCTTCCTGTCGTTTCTGTTCCATCTTTTGGAATGCCCATTTGAGACCCTGATCGTCTTCAATGTGCCAGCGTTCCTTGTGAGGCTGAGATGTTTCCTGTTCAGATACTTGATTAGTCATCCTGGTCGCCTTCCTTCATCATCTTCTTAACGAGTTCGTCTGGAATGGCCTTATTGATCTTAACGTTCTTTTTCTTTCCCATTATTTCCACCCCATAATCTTGTTGAATAAGTTTGGCAGTGTATCTTGTGAGCGGTAGTACCGTTCAAGTGTCTCGGTGTCTGACACCGTTGTTCCGTAATCCCCCAGCACGCAAAGCTTGAGTTTCTTTCGCAGTTGGTAGTAGCCTTCTGCTTTTTTAATTTGTTCGTTCATGGTGTATAATCCCCTTAGATGATTAATTTGATGTATTGTCTACTTTTGGGCGTCAGCAGTACCGGTGCTGGCGTCTTTTCTTGTACTGTAATCTTCGTCATCGAATCCCATCGGCGTGATGATCACCAGGCATAAGATGAATGCGATAACGAAAGCCATGACTGGCTCGAAGTAGTACAGGCTGACCACAAGGGCCATGCCTAGGGCTGCGCTAATTAGACTCTTCATGTTTGCCCCTCCTTTCTGTGTGCTTGAAAACATGATCGTGGTTAATCAGGTTAACGATTATCCCGATCAGAAATGCTGCTACGATGATCAGCCAAGGCAGGCCGATCCAGAATGTGAATGTGAACATAGTCAGTTCCTTTCTAGCTTGGTAATTTTGCATCCCAGTCAATGTCGAACTTGTGCTCGTCCATCCACTGAGACGCTTGATACTCATAGATCCATGTCGTGTCATGATGGCCTGGGCGGCTTCGAGGATGAACTACCCATCCACCGTTTTTGAAATTCGTCTCCGGGAAGGCATCAAAGATGAAGTGCCTGACCCACGCTGGTGCCTTGCCTCGACAGTACTTTTTGCGAAACTCATCTATCTTGATCTGTCTTCCTAGCATCAGCCGTTTGGGAACTAAACCGTATTCCAGGACGGCTTTCTTCGTTTCATCTCTAATTAAATTGTCTGGAATTGTTAGCTCCATTTGGGTCATCTCCTTTCTGCTATACTGAAGTCATCTCCTAATTCCTCAATTACGATCATTACTATTCTGTTTTCCTACAATTTCTAGAAGTTTTTGGCGATAAACTTTAGGATCCATAGGTGTGAACCGCTTACGCAGCCATGCTGTGTCAGCGCCGATTTTATCGAGCTGCTCTTTGCTACCTCCAATAGCATTGAGCAGTTTTTCTATTTCTTCGGGTTTGCCTTCAAGCGTGACTTTCATATCATTCCTCCTTCCCTTTCTCTGGGAATAAATGCTTTACCGATGAACACAACAGTTTCACAGTGAAGTATCAGCTTTCCGTCTTTTAATTCGCTTCGCCGTTCCATGTCTCATGCCTCCTGCAGAAACTTATTGATAAAGTATTGCTGGCCCTTGCCAGTGACCTTCGTCGTGATCTGGACTGTCGTGTGCCCATCTGAGTGGGTCACGGCAGTCTCTTTCGTCTTGAACAAGCCCAGCTCCATTGCGTACTGTGTTGGTACGTTGCGATTGCTGCCACGCTTGCCCAAGTAGCCGTTATCCCGCAGCCAAGCAAACAAACGATTCTGGCCAGTGTTTACACCGTTCTGGCGAAGCATCTTGGCAAGCTGACCAACGAGGATTGACGAGTTGCTCGTTGCCACTGCGTCAGCGAAGAGTGCCTTAGGCTTCATCTCGGCAATCTGCACGTCCTTGGCTTTCAACTGATCGGCGGCCTGCTGAAGCAAGTCAGCCAAGCCGTCCGCGTTATGGATGACGTTAAATGCCTTCTGGTCAGTCATGTAAGCACCATGCTTGCGGATTGCCGGGAGAACTTCGCTGGTGACCCAGTGTTTGAACTCTTTGGCTTGTGGCAGCTTGCTACCGAGAATTAATGAGTACAGGCCCGATTCGTTGATCAAAATCGGAGCCGTTCCATTAACGGTGAACGATTCGTTCACCGTCTTATCTTCCTCATCAACATGATCCCGAATTGCTTTAGGGCCATTGGATTATTGAAGGATGTTGGTTATATCGCGTCCAACGAAATAAGGTTCGTTATTGATCATCACGGTTCGTACTTGCTGGCCGTGAAAATTGAATAGTTGTGGTTGATTCATAATTACTACCTCCTAGCATTAGTTAGACGATATGGCTAACTTTTATTTAAAAAATAAGTAACTGGCAACTTCAGAACTTGTGCGGCCTTAATAGCTACATCAGTTGAGAGATTGCGACTTCCGTTCAGCACCTGCCCCAGATAATTAGGCGAAATACCAATCTTGGAAGCCACATACTTGACTTTAAGCCCACGCTTTTCGATCTCAAACTTCAACTTTTTGTAAGCATTTTCTTCTAAAACAGTCGTCACCTTGCATCACCTCCTTTGCCATTTCGTTTAACTTACGTCTATTATAATAGCTCGCCATATTGTCTAAGTCAATACTTTTTATAAACTTTTTGTCTAGTTTTATTTTCTTTATGTTTAACAGTTGTATTATTAAAGAAAAAGGAGGCTGTCAAACATGTCTGAATTTAGCGAGAGATTGCAAAACCTCAGAGAAGAAAATGGCTGGACTAAAACCTATGTTGCTGGCAGGTTAGGGATAAAGATGCAAACCTACGCCAACTATGAATACGGACGCCGTGAGCCGGACATTGACCTAATTAATCAAATTGCCAAGTTATTCAATACGTCTACCGACTATCTTCTAAACGGTAAGGAAAGCAGTGGCAATCCTGTTGACCTTGACGATGCAATTGATAACGCCATGTCATTCGACGGCCGCCCTGTTACTGAACACGATCGTCAAATGATGAAACAACTCTGGAAAGCGTACATGGACAACAAGGACTAGTGATAGCTATGGCTATTAACGTCGATGAAATTATCAAAGAGCTGGACGTGGCTGTCATCGTCGGTGAGTTCGACAAGCCGGGCTACTACATACCAGACTGGAATGCCATCTTCATTAGCCAGGCTCTGGATGAAACCGAGCACGAGGTCGTCCTGCTCCATGAGCTTGGTCATGCCGCCAAGCAACGTGGCGAGCGGTGTTTGTATCGGGCCACGATGCAGATGAAAATAAAAATGGAATATGGCGCTAACCGATTCATGATTAGCTACCTATTCCATAACTACATCTCAGTAACGGGAGATGATCCGTGTTCAGTTAATTACATTGAGTTCATGCGTCAGAATGACATTCCAGTGCGTGATGAAAACATTGTTAGGGAGATTATTGCAAGCTACTAAGGGGTGGTCAAATGTTTAATAATACCTGCTTTGTCTGTGGTAAGAAGTTTAAGTTGCTTGAGATGAATAACGATGGCACTGTCGAAGGCGACACAGACCTCTTCTGCCCGTACTGCAACAGCGATAACGTTCAGCCGCTCGGTCAGCATCATAAGAACTTCTCGGTAGGAAAAGCGGCAGCTGGTGCTGTGATTGCTGGTGGAGTCGGAATTGCTGCGGGGCTACTGGGTAAGAATACGAAGCAGACCGACTTTATCTGCCTTGACTGTGGGAAACAATTTAAAAGATAAAGCCCTCTCCGGAGAAAGGACGTGTGAGTGATGGAAGATGAAAAAATGATTAATTCTGTCTATCTAACCCACAGAAACGATATATATCCAATTATGAATTCACACGTTGAAGGTGACGGCGTCCATGTTGATTTGCACATTCAAGTTATTAATGTCACTCCTGGTATGCGTTATATGTTCAGCTTAAAAGCCTTAGGACCAGAAAAACAATCCATAGCAGAGAACACAAATTGGTTTGAAATGACTACGCCACGTGAAGATGGTTATACATTTGGAGAAATTGTGATCCCACTGGATCTTGATAGGACCGATATTGAAAGCTTTGATCGAGTTGTTGTCTCCGTTACAATAAAGGAAAGCAAACAATCAGTAGTACTGTTTCTGGGAGGTCAAGACCAATGAGCCAATTTGGGTCGAGTAGGGTAATTGAGCACAACTTTGGCCTCCAGAAAAAGAAAGGTAACGGAGGCGGCAATATGAACAGAAATAATGATTTTGTAACTCACACTGAACTTGAACTTAGTAATGAAAGGTTGCTGCGGCACCTTGATGAGCATTTTAAGCAAATCGATGATCATTTCAAGCAAGTTGATGACCATTTCAATCAGCTAGAAAAGAAAATGGATGCTAATAAGGCTGATACCGATTTAAAGTTTGAACAGGTAAATACTAAATTTGAGAAGCAAAAAGTTTGGTTCTATGGAACGGCCATAGGAATAGTCACAGCTACGTGTACTATCGTTGGATTTTTAATTCATTATCTTTAAGCTTAAACCCGTCAATTTCGACGGGTTTAAAAATAGCACTCAAAGAACATATGTTTGAAAGGGGATAGCTTATGGCTCAGATAGTAAAGAAAGGCAATGGTTACATGGTTCGTGTAACTTATCGTGACGCAACCGGAAAGCAGCACAAGAAGTCAAAGGCTGGTTTCAAGACTAAAACGCAAGCCAGGGCCTACGGAGCTAAGATGGAGGAACAAAAGTACGGTGGCATAATCTCCACTAAGAATCCCTACTTTGCCGACTACTATGAGGACTGGTATACAGCCTTTAAAAAGAACAAAGTTTCCAAATCTACTCAGAATTTCTACAATTATGTAATCAACGTTGTAAAGAAAAACTTCCCAAGAAAAAAGATTGGCGACATATCCCGACACCAGTACCAGCTATTTATTAATTCGTTTGGAGAGGATCATTCAAAGGAGACGGTTAGCAAAGTCAACTCAGGAATTAAAGCGTGTTTGAAAGAAGCCGTCTTTGAAGGCGTGATCCCTCGTAATTTTGCTGAGAACATCGAACTGGTCTGGAACGAAGAGCTAACTCGTAAGGTCGAGTATCTCAGCATCGAAGAGTTGAATACTTTAACCGAGTACGTAAAGAAGAGTCTCCGTCCAGCCTTTCCAGTTAGGTATATGATTCTAACCATCATCTACACCGGTATGCGCTTATCTGAGATTGCAGGGCTAACGTGGGACGACATTAATTTCAACTTCAAGACCATCTCGATCACTAAGACTTGGAACTATAGGATTAAGAACCCTACACCTGATGAGCACTTTGGGCCTACTAAAACGCCGTCATCAGTTAGAACGATTCATGCCAGTCAAGAACTGCTAGATGCGCTAGCACAGCTCAAAGGCAACGACGATAAGATGGTCTTCCTGAATCCAACCTATAAGACAATGGTCGGCTCTTCATCAGTCAATCGAACCTTGCGGCTAATGATGGAGCGCTGCGGCCTGCACAAAGAAAATTTCCACTTCTATAGTCTTCGCCACGCTCACGTTGCTTACTTGCTTGCTCATGACGTCCCACTTTATGCCATCAGCAAACGCTTAGGCCATGCAAACATGACTATCACAGCAAACACTTATGCCTATCTGATTGATGAGCTGAGAGCTAGATCGGATAAGCAAATCGACGATGCCCTATCACAGCTAGGTGTCCCGAATGGTGTCCCAACTTCAGAAAAAACCAAGATCAGCAATGATTAAAATGTCTAGTTAACTCCCCTAAAAGCTACCAAAAATCAGCCAAAACCAGCCCACATTCTACAACAAGTAATTTTTGCAGGTACCTTTGGCCCCGATATAAAGCCATCTTGGCTGTTTCAGGTGTCCCAAAGGTGTCCCAGCTTGATAAAAAAGACGTATTTCCATTGAATTGGAGATACGTCTTTTATTTTTATTGGTGCAGAGATACCCCCCCTTTTTTGAAATTGGGCAACCAACACAAAAAAGCCCGGCCGGATTGCTCCAGTCGGGCTAGTGTTAATACGAGAGGAGATCTTCACCTCCTCTCTAACTATTTAATTTTCTTTGCTAAATCATTCATCTGGTCAGCTAAGTAGCCACGAACATAGTCGACGAAAGCATCAAGGCGGAGAGCCGATACATGTTTGTTTTCTTCAAGTGACTTTATCAGTGCTTGCATTTTACCTAGGAATTCTTCGTTTTTGTCAGTGCCTTCATATAAATACAAGCGGACGAGTTCTACCTGCTCATTCAATTTTTTCAACATATCTTGTGATTCGATCTCGACAGCCTTTTTCTTACTCAAGAATTCACTAATATTTTCAATAGAGCTTGTTGAGCTAAGGCTTGAATACTCTTTGGCCAGTTCGTCAAGTCTTTCAAAGACTCCATTAGCTTGTTGCAGCTCAACAACTAGTTTGGCCACCGTTTTGCGAAGAGAGTCAAACCACTCGACCTGATTAGCATACAACAGGGTTGTTTGTCGTTCCATTCGTGCATTCTCCTTTTGTGCTTCAATGCTTTCGCGTGTATTTTTCCGCTGTACATGTGCCATTAGCAAATTAACCAGGATGGTCACTATAGCTGACACAAAGCCAGCTATCAGGCCACTACTAATTGCTAGGTTCCACATGCTTGGCGCGTGAACGTGGCTTGCTAAGATGATCATATTTTTAGCTCCAATCAATTGACTAGAGCCATTATATCATGTTGCTACCCTACACTAGACAATCTTGACCGTCAGTTTGGATACAGCCGTCTTAACCTGAGTATCTACATAGGCCTTGAGATCAGTCTCGATAGCTTGCTTGTCAGCATCCGATAGCTTAGTAGTAGCGCTCGCTGGCTTAGGATCAGTTGGCTGAGTCGGTTGCTTAGGCTGATCCGGGATCAGTTTCTGCTCTGTCATTGCCCCGTTGTCATCAAACAGGTACTGCTTGCCGTCGATAGTCTGTGGCCCGGTCACCATCCAAACATTGTCCGGGTCGAAGTAGTACTTCTTGCCGTTGATGGTCTGCCAGCCAGACAGACACCAAGCGTTCGTCGGATCCATGTAGTACCAGCGATCGTTGATCTTTTGCCAGCCAGTCAGAGCGGCACCATAAGCGCCGTTGTGATTGGTGTTGAAGTAGTACCAGTGGTCCTTGATCTTCTGCCAGCCGGCCAGTGTGTTGCCATTAGCGTCGAGATAGTACCACTGGCCACCGACCTTACGCCAATCGTTCTTGACCGCGGAACCATTTTCAAAGTATTGCCAATTGTCACCGCTACCTTGCCAACCGTCAGTTGTCCGATAACCATTCCAAGTAATACCGAGCAAGTCGACGTTCATGTCTTGCTTGCCTCCGTAGTTGCTGTATTGCCAGATTGCAACGCCGTCCATTGATGGGAAGTAACCGTAATTTGGTGTGATTGATAAACCAGGTTGGTAACCGGCTACCCAAATTGAATTTGGAAATACTGCCAACACCCGCCCAACGTTGACGTTATCGTGCATGTATGGCTTGTAAGAATACAGCATTGGAGTGTATCCCGCATTCTTGATTTGTCGCATACCAAAAATAATGTTGTCAGTATTAGCTTCTATATTGCCAGATGCGCCGTCTTCGTAGTCTAGCGCTACAATAGCCCCTTTCGGTTGTTGCAAACGTGGTAAGAAGTAATTCAACATTTGCTGAGTTTGACTTTGGTTAGATCCAGTTTGCATCCAGATATACGTGTGGAAACGCCAGCCTCTGCTCTTGGCTTGTTGAGCGTGTGAGCTATAAGTAGCTTGCTCATAAATCCAGCCGTTAACCGAACCACCAATTTGTGAAATAGCAAAACTATCATGGCCTGTATTGTTATATAGCGATGGCTGATACTTTGAGTAGTCACCACCATAACTAACGATTGCTGCTGTCATTAGTATCAGCCTCCTTACGATCAGCTAGTTTATTTTCGCTAGGGATTCCCTTACCACTTAATCGATCTTGTGCAGGAGCCATTGGCTTAGGGATTAAACTGCCTGTTGCTGGCTCAGCTTTACCTGTTAAGTCTGACTTTTCATAAGCTGCTTGGACGGCCGATTCAATTGCTTTCATGTCAATATTAGTAAAGCCATGCTTAGCCAAGACGTTTTGAACAATTGTGGTTGCTTGATTGAACTTGTCATTGCCAGACATCTGAGCATTAACCAGTGAACTAACTGCTGTGTCAGCTACTTGTTCAATAAAGCTCCACAGTTCCTTTGACTGAATTGTCTTTGCATGTTGAGCCTTGCTGTGTAGTAAGTTCTTCCCTGCATTCATGAGATAAAAAATAGCGGTTGAAACAACCGCTGTAATTACATATTCCGGAATGGCATTAATAATTTCATTCATTTTCGATATTCCCCCTCCAGGTTTGTAATCCGTCGTTCATGATCCTCCAGCTGCTCATCGTGATGGATAAACTTCTTGTCGTCCTCTTCAAGGCGTAGCTCTGCCTGTGACTGACGATTGTAAAACTCCCTTAAACTATCGTTTACGTGCTGCAACTGATGCCTGATAGGATCAAACAATTCTTTGTCTGCTCTATTAAGCAGCCAGCGAAGGATAAACACGATAGCTGTTAAGATAGCAATGATAGAGGCCCATTCGTTCCATTCAAGGCTGAATAGAGAATGTGGTGTAATCCAGTTCATTTCTTTACCTTCTCCCTATACCTATCAGCCGCCCATAATAAAAGCCCCACTCGTTTGAGTGAGGCTTATTTATGTATTGTGTATTTCTTCGGCGACTATGTGTTAGCTATCTAGGCAACGTAATCAACGCCAGTCAGTTCCTTATACTGGTTTGCGTCAATTCCCATACCAACGTAAACCTTGTAATATTGTGGGTCATGGTTGCCCCAGTCGTTCCAAAACATCTTTAGCATATCTAATGTGCTCATCATAATTAGTTACTTCCTTTCTTTAATTCCGTAATAGTTGCCTGCTGGGTCATAATCATCTTTTGCATTTGCGTCAGGTTCGCCTGTTGCGCCATGACCGTCTTTTGCAACTGAGTAATATTGGCTTGTTGAGCCATTAATAATTGTTGGCCCTCACTTGGTTTAATGTTAGCTTGTTGCTGGGCGATTGATGCCGCTACTTGTTGTTGGAATGTTGCATTATCCATTCCGCCAACCCACTCAGTACCATTGAACTTTTGATAGCTCTTAGTTGGATCTGGCGCTACTGTTGTCGTATATGGTGGTAAATTATTGGCATCAGCAACTTCAATTTCAGCTAATTGATACCCGTAATGTTGATCGTACATATATGCTTTCATCTTACTTCACCTCTCCTTTATTGTTCGTACTTAGTTTGTACTACTGTCCATGTGTCCCATCTAGCTCCCGCACGAATGCGCATGAACATCCAGCCACCAGTAGAACAAATTAACTGTACTTTAGAAGTAGTATCATTTCCCAACTGGAGAATCCAACCCCATTCAGCAGTGCCTTGTATTGCTTTAGGCCAATTACTATTCGCTGGCACCTTGCTGTCTTCCCAAAAGCCAAAGTTATGCGCTCCCATAGTAATGTTATTAAGATCGGGATTATCTTTCCCAATAAAGTTGCCAATTTGCAGTGCATTACTATTCAGCGTGCCTAATTGTTTGTCTTGGTCAATATTCTCTTCAAGTAGTTTGTTAAAGTTTTCAGCAATCTTTTCTGCACCTAAGTCCATACCAGTAAAGATGCTTGCAATATCTGTTTCTGCTATTGCCATTAATTATCATTCCTTTCCCTTATAGTAAAGAGCCTTGTAGCCTTCAAAGACTCCAAAGCTCTTGTCTGGTAGTTGTTTCATTGTTAAGCCATCGCTCATCAAGTTAAAACTGTTAGTGATCTCAATCGTGCTCGTCCCGTTAGCCGAGCTAATTACCTTTGCTGGGATAATTTGTCGATTGCCACCGCCGAACATACCCTTGGGTTCCGTCCCAATCGGGACTAATCCTAAGGCATATTCAAGGTAGACTAACGACACCGTTGCTCCAGTAGTTAAGCTAACTGGCACCTTAACTTGAATTCCGCGAGTTTTAACCGTCAGGCTCGCCCTTGGACTTTCACGGAAGCCATTAAAGGACGCCACTGACAAGTTATAAGCAGTGTTGGGAGTTAATCCCGTTACTTGATACTGCTTGTTGTTCACCGTGCCAATTAATTGATCACCGTTTCGGATTCGATACTGCATTCATCATCAGTCCCAACTTAAATCAAGCGAGTTTGGTGTCACGTTAGTTGCCGCTAAGTTGGTCACGTTAACCAGCGCTTCGTAAACCGTTAAGCTAATCACGTTAGAGACCTTTTCGCCAATCTTTGCGGTAATAGTTGCCGTACCTGGAGCAATCGCTTTGACATTCCCCGCACCATCAACCGTTGCCACTTGCGTGTTTGATGAGGTCAATACTGCTGCACCGTCAGTTTCATTAGCCGGCGTAATTGTAACGGTAACTTTAGCCGTTCCGCCAACTTCAAGACTAGTCTTGTCAATTGCCAGCGTAATCCCTTGAACTGGAATCGCTGATGTTTTGACCGTGATCACGTTCGACTTAGCACTTTCCCGCAATCCATTGTAGGAACTTACAGCGAAGCGATAAGTTGAGTTAGCTGTTAACCCCGTAACGGTGTATTCTTTCTTGTTCTCAACTTCGGCAATCTTCGTCAGTTCGCCGTCCGTCCCAACGCCTTGATAGATATAGAATTTCATTAACTAATACCTCCATAATAATCTTTGTGTGTGTTCATCAATGTAGACCGCCCGGAGGTCGGTTGGACTTGTTGGCTTCGAGAAGTAACCCGTGTTCGGTGATAGGTAAGAATTACCTTCTCCATCACCTGCTTGGGCTTTAGCGTCATCAATCGGTATTCCCAAGTCAACCTTGATCGTCCGGTTACCATCAATCAGGTACCAAGCACCAAATTTATAGTGCGGTACGGCATCAAGATAGAAGTTCCGGGGAATCTTAACCTTAATTGTGTTTGCATCGGGGTATTCCGCAATGCAATTAATCAGTTTGGTATTTGTTTGCCCGAAACCATGACTAGTCTTTCCTAGGCCATCCCGTTCAGTTCCGATAGCGTCCTCGTAGTACAAAACCGCTGGACGTAGTGGGTGTTCGCATTGATTATGCTTAATTTCAATTGTGTACCCGTAGAGGAAGTCTTCTAAGCTGTCCGCACTCAACAAGGATGAGTTCCGTTCCGCAACTAAGCCCATATTGGTATTAATGCTAATTACGTTCTGCTCGTCTGGCGTTTCGTCCTTGTGTTTGGCTCGAATATTCCAATAAGCCCCGTGACCATCATCGTAATTATCCCAGCCGTGCGTGATTGCAAGGTCACCATCTATTAATGCTGTGTAATTCTGCATTGCATTAACAGTGGCAAAGTGGAATGGTCTGTCATGAAATTGTGCTTGTTTGAGAATCTCTTGAATCTGATTTGCCATTGTTAGTAATGATGAATATTTCATCATCAATCCTTCTTTAGGATCATCAACAGCGTTAAGCGCATCTTGCAAGGATTGCTTATAATTTGCCAGCCATCCCAAAAAGTCTGTTTTCGTACTATCGCCAAGTTCAGTGATTGTTTTGGTAGTATCATCAACCAACTTTTGGATTTGTTGAGTATCAACATCAGCTTCATCTTGAAGCTTCTTCAAAATATCGTTGAACTCATCAATAACCGACTTAGCATGTTCCCCCATCCGAGCGTAGAAATTGCTTCCCATAACTACTAATAAGATGTTAACGGTTGATACAATCTTGCCGTCAGGACTAATAAAACTAAAGTAGGCCTGTTCCCATTGACCATCACATTGGAAAATGTTTGCGTCAAAGTAAAGGGTAATTCGCCCGGTCTTAATCATATCAAGCTGTTGTGAATCGTCCATCTTCATATATGACCGAAAATCGTTGTGCTGAAAGTCGGTACCTTGAAACAGGACACGCCAACCAGTCATATCTTGCGGAAGTGAATTAGAATACACCCATAGCTTAATATAACTATCAACGTCACCAACACGTCCCTTGAACTTATCCCTAATATCAATCGTTTCATCTTGATCACGTAATAAGTCTACCGGAATATATTGATTTAATTTTGCTAATTGTGTTGCCACTATTTTTCACCTCCTCCTAGTTGGTTTAATGCTTCATCGCTCAATCCTAAAGTACCGGTCAGATTATTTTGTTTCTTATCTAAGCCGTCAATAGCATCACCGATAATTGTAAAGTTCTCAATTAACTGTTTACGCAATTCTTGACCGTCTAGCGACAAGTCATGAATGTGTAGTCTGTCCTTTATCGCCATCTGTATCTTCCCCTTCTTCCGTACTCAACTTTAATTTGCCATCGTCACCAGCAGTTAAGGTATAAACTTTCCCATTAGGAGAGCGCAGTTGTAATCCATTAGTGGGTATGTCATCAGCCGTAACCGGCGGATTAATTTCGTGTGACTTACTACCACTATTACCATTACCGCTATGAATAGCCGTTCTTGCAGCATCATTTCGGTTACTCCATTCATCGGGGCCAAAAATCTTATTGCCAAATGTGATGGTATCGGTTTGAGTGGTTGTCGGGTCCTTATATTGAGTAAAGCTCTGAATACGCACATTCACATCAATTCCAAAACGATCACGCAACCATCCATTGTTACCAATTGCGATTTCGTTATTAATCCCACTCAGATTATTTTTGAAACTTACCCAGTCCATTGTGTATTGAACATCTGGGTAATCGTGGAGTTGAGCCTTCATGGCATCTTTTAAGGCGTTCTCATCTGTGATTGTGTCACTAGTGAACGGATCCGCCCAGATTTTGCCCCACTTCTTGTCATCCGCCATCGGACTATCATATTCGCCCTGACAGGTATATTGTGGCTGCTGGTCAGTCGTATCAGTTGTTGATGAATCATCAGAATCACCACTGCCTTGAACCTTAGCCGCCATTTGTGCATTTCTTACACCAAAAGCAGGTGGCCACGCATTAATTGCTTGAATAACTGTTCCTCGTTCTTCGTTAGCAGCCATTTCAAGCGTGTTGCTATCAAGCGCTAATGCAACGTGGTAAGTTGAACCTCTCGAACCCCAAAAGAGCATATCGCCCTCTTGATAAGGCGGACCAACTACTTGACCTTGATACTCTTCGTAAGTAGTCGGTTGATGCATCGGAATACCAAAATGATTATAAACATAAGCCACAAATCCAGAACAATCCCAGCCACTCGGTGAACTACCACCGTAAACATAAGGTACGCCAGCATACTGACGAGCAAATGAAGCTACTGCTCCACTACCACCACTAGAATCATCGCTACTAGTATCTTGCTCAATTTCTTTACCAGTACCTTTAATGGCTGTTTCAATCGTAGTGTAGTCTTCGTTAACCTGAATCTTTGAAGCGTTGACTTTGTCAATAAAGACAAAAGAGTTGTCTTTACCAATCTTGGTTGCTAAATGAATTGTGGTATTGTCAAACCAGAACTCAATACCAAAGGCTTCAGCAATTGAATTAAGCACATCATCACCATGTGCATTGCCTAAAGTGTCAGAACCAAAATCATGATCGCTAACGTTGCCATCAATCGAATAACTGAACTTACTTCCCGATACTAAAAAATCACAGCAAGCCTTTAATGATTGACTACCTGTGATTGTGTTATCTAAATATAAATCGTGTAAGTCGTGAGCAATATGAATGGTTGTCACCGCATACACTCGGTACTTATTCGTTGGAACCGGGTTAGAAGTAGCGATGCGGTACTGTTGACCTGTTGTCGGATCAGTAATAATTGCCCGAGGAGCAATCATCTTTTCAGCTACTTCATTATCCTCATTTGCAATAAAGCTGAAGTTAAGTGTCGGATACGATTTTAACGTGTCAGTAACGGCTACATCATAAGCATGTACTGCTGTTACATCCCCTGCTGGTGAGCGAATTGGTAAACTAAGCACATCATCATCTCCTTAGTAATAAAACCGAGTATCAAACTTAATCGTGAAGTTACTTGCACCATCAAGGTGTAGCTTATTAACTCCCGTTTCAAAATCTAAGAAGCCATGATTACCAGCATCATAATTTTGTGTGCCGTTAATCGTTGGCATTACGCCCTCAATAGTTAACTTATCGTTAACTGTGAGGGCATTCTTATATTGAAATGATTGTCCCGTTGTCTGATTAGTTAGCGTAATACCGTTTGAAGCGGTACCTTGAAATTCAATCTTAACTGGGTGTTCTTCTGCCGTTAGTTTGATAATCCCAGCATTGAGAAATTCAAAATCACTTTGATTAGTAAAGGTATATTGCCATTCATTACGAAATAGTCCCATACCTAAACCAATTCCTTTACCAGTCCCTTTATCAAAATCTTGGGTTGTGTAAGAACTCTCAGCATATCCGTCCGGACAATCTAGGTTAATCTGCACGTTAGATGCCCGCCAGAATGAATTGTCACGGCTAACGCTAACTGGTTCAGCGTAAACTTTCCAACGGATTTCTTTATTAGTGGTGTCATAAACATAGAACGCTTCATGGCTTTGGAGCATTCGATTAAGCTTCATTCTTTGAAGAAACAAGTCATTAGAATCAATTGCTAACATATTCAAAGTTAACGGGATAACTAGCTGTTGTGCTTGAACGCCAGTCATTAAGGCTCTATATTGCCCGATTTGCTGGTAGTTGTAATTGTAGTTGGTCGTTGGTACATCAAACTTTTTTACCCTGAAACCAAGCTGATCTAAATCAAAAATAGTTCCATCGAGTTTTTGAAAGATTATTGTACTCATTAGTAAACACCTCCCAGCGGTTGCGCACCTCCAACAGGAATAGCCCCGCCATTAGCTTGAATATTGATTTCATGACTTCGAATTGCTCGCCAAGTAGCGTAAGTAACGTGACCGATTGTCTTACCGTCAACGTTCATGACAACGTTTAAATTACCGTCAATCTTTGCTGAACGACTAGCTACTGAACTAGCAGTACGAACTTGATTAGTTCCCTGATTGATAACCGGCACTAAGTTATTAGCGCTATTTTTAGCTGATTCAATCAGTTTACTAAGCGTGCCTGCAAAGCCATTCGGGTTAATCTTTGCCCTTGCTTCAATGGCTTCGGCAATATGACCTTCTGAAGTATCACGGGCTGGATTAACGGCTAATTCAGGTTCACCGGGAACTTCGCCAAAGATGGAGAACTTATCAGCCCAACCACCATTAGCATAGCCTTGTGGTGACCAACCACGACGTACGCCAATTGGCGCTAAGTCTGAACGCCATGTACTATCAGCTAAAACAGCCATGATTTGGTCAACTGCACTATGGATATTGCTATGACCAGCCGGAAGATGGCGTACTGCTGCTCCCCAAGTTCCAAGCTTAAATTGGAATAATCCAATTGGTCGACCCGTGCCATCATGATCATCAATTCCACCGCCTTGAGCCGGATTAACAGTTGATTCAACCATTGCTTGCCAATAAAGTCGTTCAATATCAGACGCTGAAAGTGACTGATGCATTAATGCAGCCGCAACTTGAGCAGCTTTAGCAAATTCCCCTTTCGACATTTTGCCGCCACCGCCAATGCTCTCCATGAACTTGTCAGCCATCTTCTTAATATAATTGCCAATAGAGTTTTTAGCATATTCAAATGAACCTTTGGTAGTACGCTTAACACCACCCATTGACGGTTGAGCATTAAGCATTTTATCAAGCCCAGTCTTTCCTTTTAACCAATCCCAGACTTCACTTGCACCCTTGCCAATAAGGTCGAATGCTTCTTCCATACCATCTTTGGCATCATCAATGAAATCACTAATTTTAGCACCAGTACCCTTAGCATATCCTGGCAGTTTCCCACCATTCATTGCCATTGCGGCGGTTGATTGAGCGTGAGTAAGAATTGAAGTACCAGCAGACAGATACCGGAGTTCTGGCCCACCAGCACCAAGCACTTCATACCCTCGTGGAGTATGTGCAAGTTCAAAACCCTCTTCACCAACCAGTGCAAGTTGGTTTTCTTTCAAGGCACCTGTACCAGTAGCATACCCAGTTGGAACACTTGGCATATTTTTTGTACTTTGTTGGAAGAATTTAAGTACGTCTTTAACACCATTCAGAAACTTATTCCATATTCCACCGGCATGACTATATCCAGATGAATAATTGCTATTAACGCCTTGCATTTCAGTCTGTGAGGCGCTTATGTGACCAGTTGCTTCATCCATTGCTGAACGGTTAACATCGTTTTTCTGGTCTTCAATTTCTCTTGAAACTTTACGGTGCTGTTCACGGGCGGTCTTTGTTACTGAGTCGTATTGACGATTTGCTTCTTTAATTGAACCATCACGTTGTTTCTTTGCATTATCAACAATATCTTCATACTGTTTTTTACTAATAGTATGATTCTCTTTATATTCACGCTCTGCTGTTTTAGTAGTTTCGCGATACTTTTCTCTTGCAGACTTAATAACTTCATCCCTAGCCTTTTGAGCTGGACGAACAGTAGCTTGATATTGTTTGTTAGCGTCACGTTGGGTTTGTTTTAGGTCTTGTTGACTTAGCTTACCTTTTCTCTTAATCAGGTCTTTATAGATTTTCTCCTGCTGACTAGCGCCTTTCTTAACACTGGCATTTATGCTTTTATCAGCCTTCATTTGGTCACGAACTAGAACTTTAGTATAGTTTTGATTCTCTTTTTGGATTTCACGAATCCGTTCTTGATTGTATTGCTTAGAGTTCTTGCCATACTTCCGTTCAATTTCGAGAAGCTTCTTAGTCTGACCACTTTCGATAGTTTGCAATCTCTTATAGTGATTGTTAGTTGCATCTTGCATAGATTTCAGGGTACTTTGCTCGGCCTTAATTCGCTTATTATCAGCGTCCTTTTCAGCTTGAAGCTTCTTATTGGCTTGTTGCTGAGTAATAACGCCTTCCTTAACGAGTTGCTGAAGGTCTTTCTGTGAACGTTTTTCCTTATCATCGTAGTATCTCTTAAGGGACTTCGACATATCGCTATACAGCTTATCTGTCCTTGCCTTTGTCTCAGAAATACTCTTAGGATCAACGTCCATCTTAATGACAGTTCTTGCAACTTTATTCAAATCAGGGCGAATTGCCTTAGATGAGCCTGAAGTATCGGTATCAATCTTAATCTTGGTATGAGCAACAATGGAATGACCGGCCATCGCTTTGTTAGCTGCATTACCGGCTGTTTCACCAATTTTTTTACCAAGCCATTCACCAGCCATTGCACCAACAGCGGTACCTTCAGGGCCAATAAATGAACCAGCAAGTGCACCAAGAGCTGTACCAGCAATGGAACCAGTAGAGCCGCCTACTTTTTGTCCTGTATTGTTTGAGGATAAAAGTTCAGTACCAACACCGGCTACTGCCGTAAGCACTGGAACAGCCTTGTTTGCACGGAGTACATTCACAGCGCCACTAGCACTATTTAATCGTGGTAGCATCGCACGACCAGCGTTTTGTTCAGCACTTGCTTCTGTTAGGTATTGAGGAGCAGTTGAACCACCGCCTAGATTAAGCGCGCTCATTGCTTTTTGAGTTGCTTCAAATGAAAGCAGTGCTTCTCTTGCTCTTGACATCCATATTACAAAGTCCATGATTCGCTTAACGGCGAACATCGCAACCAATGCTACCGTAAATGCTCTAACAGCACCTTCGTGAGAAACAAGATCTTTGGTAACATCATCAAGTAATTCTAGCGGATCAACAGCAGCTTTACCGTTTTTACCCACCAGGCCAAACGTGTGAGCAATGATACTTAGAAAGTCACCGAAAACATGCCAGACAGTATTGCCCATGATTGCAACTAGCTTAATTAAATTGCCAGTAAGATCAACAATGGTATTTTTATGTTCACCAATATAGTCAAGTAGCTTCATAGCGCCATTCATGATGGTACCAAGTGCGTCACCAAGTAATTTAGAATAACGTGAAATCATTTGGTCAGACAAAAGGTCACGTAAATCTTCAGACATCTTCTTATTGGCTTTGAATGAAGTATTCATTACTTCACCCCAAAGAACTGACCAGCGCTGTTTGATGTACATTGACATCCCTGTGAATGACGTCATGGCTTCTTCAGTAGAGTTCTTATACTTGTTACTCAAGTAGTCTAGCGCTTCGGTAAAATCTTTAGCAGTTAATTTGCCTTGAGCTGACATTTCGTACAGTTGCTTCATTGATTTTCCAGTTGCTTTTTGCAAAGCTTCACCAAACATAGGGAACCGATTAATCATAACTGACATATCTTCAGCGTTTGCCTTACCTCCAGCAACAATCTTAGCAAATTGCTCACCGGCTTCAGCTAACTGGTCATTGGTCATATGGAGCGTTGAACCTAAACGAATGAATCCATTAGTCCAATCTTTAGTTTCCTTAACGCTTGAATGAACGTGATAGAACGATTGAGCCATGCGGTCAATAGTGCTTGCCGCATAGATGGAGTGTTGCGCCATATCATTGATATAGCTAACTAAAACTTTACCGTCTTTCGGTGCCTCAGTGGTTAATGCTGTCCAAACCGTTTTCATCCGGTCTTGTTCAACGTTATACTCCATACCAGCACGTGCGGCTTCTTTTAATCCATTACCAATTGCATGAATACCGTTGATAGCCATACCACCAATAAAGGTACCAGCGATCATATCTTTCAATCTGCCAAAACTATGGGTTGTTTGAGTGGCTTCTTGTTGCAACTCATGTAACGGAAGTGAAGCCTTGTTATTCAGCTTGGCTTCTGTAACGATCCGAGCTGGCACCTTACGTAAAAGCTCCTCATAGTTAACTACTTCGCCACGTTGAGCTTTCACAATTAACTCAGTCCGTTGTTCTTTAGGAATCTTCCTAAGAAGTTGACCAAAGTTTTCAATACCTTGTTCTCTTGCATCAGCAATGAGCTTAGTCTTAACATCATGAGGAATCAGGCCGACTTTTTCTTTGAACCGGCTTAGCCTACTATCCGCTTCATCGGTGTCTGCTGTTATCTTCTGCTCAACCGGTTGCTTCATGGCTTCTTCCATTTCATCATGAGCGTGTTTAGCCTGATTTACGGACTTGCCAAGAGCATTGCGCAGATTTTCTTCAGCCTTGTCACCAGTATTTTTACCAACATTATTAAGTGTTTCGTCAAGCTCTTTTGCCGTTTGTGCTGGCTGTTGAGCATTTAAGATCACATCAATGTTGACTGTACCATCTGCTGCCATCTATCTCCCTCCTTTCGCTAAGATTGAGCCCAAGCCTTAATAGTATTCATAAAGCCCGTGAATTGCTGTTCACGGGCTTCTTCAGTCTTGTTCTCGTTAAGTTCGTAATACTGCTTTGCACTAAGCGCATCGGTAAGCTCTTGCCCCTTCAATTCGCTAGTATCTCGCATTCTGATTTGAATAATCCTACTCATATAGGTCTTATCATTCAAGCCAGAAAACAACGCCTTAAACTCGTCCCAATGCATTTTGCCTTTCTCTTGAAGCAAATTAATGCCGTATTGTTCACGAAAACTAGAGTAAATAGCTTCCGCATCCTGTGTGAACGAATAATACTTGACGGCTGGTGTTGGATTGCCTTGCATATCAGAGCTAGGTTCTTCATCATCGTTGCCGTAGGGTTGTTCTCGCAGATAACTGCTAATCTGTTCAAATGCTGAGACCGCAAAATCAGGATCTTGTGGTGTAAATCCAAAGAACATTTCAAAGCCAATTGATACCTTTTCCTCAGCGGTAAAATGCTCATCATCTAGTAACTGATAGAAACTGATCACCGTGTCAAAAGATAGGTCAAGTTTGTAGGCCTTGCCTTGATAATCAAACTCATTATTGAGACCAGTAGGATTACTTTTGCGATCCTCGCTTCTTGTTAGCGATAGCATGTTCACTCACCCGCTTCTTTTTGCCTGTGTATTGAGCAGTACGGGCTTCGTGCTTTTCACGTTGACGGGCTTCATTCGTTCCATCGAGTTTTTCTTTAGTCTCACGTAGAACTTTAATCGTCTTGAATAGTGCATACGATTGTTGATCGTAGTAATCATAGATAGACTTACCAGCACCCTTAACACCAAGTACATCATCTAGTGCTTCAAACACATCATTAAGTAATGCCTTTTGCTGTTTTTCGAGGTAATCCTTTCGCTGGTCAACAGTCATTTCATCTTCAAACTTCTTTGAAGCATCTTGTTGCTTTTTGTAGAAATCTGAAATTTCTAGTTGCAAGTTGCGCAAAGCCCGATCCATTTCATCGTTAAATGTGACGTGATAAGTCTTGCCACCAATGATTACACTTCGTTTGAAATTAAACTTGAACTGCTTATCTAGATCCATATTGATTGCAGACATTTTATGTATCCTCCTATCGTTTCACTTTAACTCGTCTCTGTTTTTACTTAGTTACTACTTATTAGCGCTTGCTGGGACAAACTTAGGCTTACCGTTAAATACGGCCACAAAGCTGAATGTTTGCTTAGCACCTGGTTGACCACCAGCTGGGACAATGTTAGTCAGGGTAACAATTCCGTATACCTGTGAGCCGTCCGCAAAGGTAACTCGCATCAAGGTCTTTAGGTTGTCACCAATTTCTAGCATCTTAGAAGCAATGTAGTCTTGTGCCTTATCACCATATACACGGTGACCAGCAACAGTAAATTGGTAACGCTTAGAGGTAACGTCTGAAGTACCGAAACCTTCACCATCGTAGTATTCATCGTTAGCGGTGGTGTCGTTTTCGGCTGGCGTTAAGTTGTTAATACCAGCTGCCAAACGTGCCCACGCTGCCTTAGTAATATCGTTAACGTTATCTAAACCATCGGTAGCAATTTCAATCTTATTTTGCCAGTTCAGTAAGAACTTACCGATGTTAGTAGGTGCTGTGTCGTCACCTGCTAGAGAGTTGTTTGTTGTTGTGCCAGCAGGTTGTGGTACTACATTACCCGCTGTTCCTGCTGCACTTGTTGGAGTTGTATTTTCATCAGCCATAATTTATCCTTCTTTCTTATTTTTCAAAAGTATCAACCGTAATTTTAAAATCAAAAACATATGTTACTGTTCCAGTAGTATCAGCCATTGTTGGGTGCGGGAACGAAGCAATCTCTAACGTTGAGAAAACAAAAGAGCCATCTTTTGAGATGACCCTGCAATCGTTATCACCAAGCACGTTAGCAATCTGCCACAGCACTTGATTAATCAATCCTTCATCACTACCTCGCATGATTACTTCCATGAGGTATTGTTCAGTCTTATTGCCGGCATAATCAACTTCAATCACGTTAGAACCCGGTAACATTTGCAAGCGTAACTCTGGATCATGTTTACCGTCCAAGTAGCCAAGCAAACATTTAAGCGGTAAATCTAGTGAATTAATTGAGTCTTTTACTCGTTCTTTTAAATCCATTAGCGACCTCCTAATAATGAATCAGAGACTTTATTCAGCCACCGATTCATATACAGTGACTTAGCTTTTAAGTCCCAACGCTTAGTTGCCTGTGGGTGTTCTGAGCGAGTGTAGTTAACTACCGGATGATCGTTAATCATTCCATAGAATTGAGCTTTTGAATATGGTTCATCATAAACAATAGTCTGTTTATTCCCGCTAATGTGAGCCGAACCAGCTAAGTGACCTTGCCTGTATGGTACAAACTGGTCCATATCTTCCATAGCCTGATTAGCGACAATATAGTTAGCCTTTTCTAAATTAGCTTGGCTAAATATTTCGGCTAGCTTTTTACCGCTATAACTAACCCGTACACTCATTACAACACCTCCAGTTCGTATGAATAAACCTTGTTATTATAAGGCTCTCGATTATCCACAATGTTAGTAATCGTGTAATCTCTACCTTCAAAAGTGAGGTGGGTGCCAATCCAATCCGGTGTAATTTTCGGCAATGGCTCTGAAATTTGAGCAAATAAAAAGACAATCGCATTTGCTGTGATTGTCCGGCTGTTACTCGAGCCCGAATAAATTGTCTGTGGTTGAACCAACACGTTGTTGATTGCTTGTTCCACAGTCTTTTGCTTACCGTAATCATCTTCTTCACCCGTTGGTACTTGAAGCACGATTGACTGATTACACATCTTTTTAGGAATGCGAGGCAACATACCAATCACTCCCTCGACCACGATAAAGCAAACCATAATGAGCTAACAAACGGTAAGCTTCACGACAAACACCATGAATCATTCCGTTTGTTGAAGCATGGTTAGTTGGCTGTAAGGACAGCCGACCAATCGAAATACTATTGAAATCATCCCCATTAACATATGAAGAGCTGATTCCCGTTTCAACAATGAAATCAATTTGTTCACAGATAGCTGCCTTGTAAGCATCTACTCGCTTCAAATTCTCATCTTGACTAATATCGTGATCGTTATAGTAATAATCAATCACACCATCAATTGCTCGCTGGGCTTGTTTCTCGGCAGAATCAAAATCAGGAGCAGATTTAAACGCTGTATAGCCTAAATCTGAATATTCACTGAATGTTAGGTGTGCTGGATAAGCCATTACTTACCACCACCGTTAACTGCATTGAGCAAATCATCCTTGCTCATTGTTGAAGTGTAAGTCAAGCCGTGAGCATCCATATAAGCCTTAATTTGATCTACTGTTTGAGCAGTCGTTGGCTTTACACTACCCTTTGGATCAAAAGCTGGGACTGATTCCCCGCCTTGATTAGATGGTGAAACATTTGCCGTTCCACTATCAGTTGACGGGGTTACGCTTTTGGGGAAGCTGCTACATAAATAGCCTTCTTGGCATTGTCAAATACTAGGATGTCGTAATATGACAATCCCTTAATGGTTGTCCGATAGCCCGACCGGTCAGTAGAAGCATCGAGAACATCGACAGTATCGTACTTAACGATTGGCGCTAATGCATAAAGTGGTACTGCCATAAAGTTAACGTTATCAGAAATAGTTAGTCCTTGAATCCGGTCCTTGGCACAAGTAAGAATTGGAACACCACCATCAAGTTGACCTACCCGACGGTCAATCCCGTTAATTTGCTGAGTGTTAGTAGAGAAGTTTTTAGTAACACCCTTAGCGTTCTTTAATGCCCGGTAATAACCAGCAGAAGCAAAGATAACATAACCACCAGGAATTTCATTATCAATCATGTATTGCTCAAGGTCATCATAGGCATCAAGAGCATTATCGCTAGTGATTGTATCAGTAACCAACTTTCCACCGTTCTTAGCGGTGTCATAAATCTTTTGAGCAGCGAACTTGTCACGATGAGGAACAGTAATTAACCGTTGATGTTCACGAACAACGTTAGCCACTTGGTAGGCACCATTTTCGCTCA